TTTGTCGATAGGGGTGTGAATTACGATGCTAGCCGACATAACGCCAGTACTCTAAACGCGAATAGATTTTCTCAAGGGTCTGGATGCTATGGTAACCGACGCTTCCTGGCTTGTCGTCAGACCCTAAGCAATGCAAGCAACGGCCGCCGGTGATTACGCCGACATGAGCTGGGATTTCTCCCCTGAATGCTGCGAATACGACCCCGTCAGATGGCGCTAATTCCTTTAACCAGTACCCTGATTCTGCCTGCGCAAAGAAGCCATCAGCAATCGGAGTGGTGCCGTCTGCGTACCCTGGTACGATAGGGATATTTATCCCGTGAACATGATCGAAAAACAACACGACTACTGCCCAGCAATCCATCCCGATGAAGTCGCACCCACGATTAACCCAAGGCACCCCGACCACCTTGTTGACGAACTCATTTGCAATCATAGCGTCTCCAGCCCCGGAAAATCCTCATAGGTATAGACCCGGCTCACGTCCTGGTTGGTCGGGTTATCGTCCTCTGCCGTGATGCCGGCGTTGTTACCGCTCAGGACAACAGATCCTCCAAACAGTTTGAATTTCTTGGCCGGCGCCGTCAGGTCATCACTGAGATAATATCGGTAGATCACCTCGACAGAATCCATGAAGCCGAAATCCTTGATCAGCTTCAGCTTGTCTTTAACGTCGCTTCCGACTCGGCCGAGTTGAATGGTGATTAGCGCGTTTGGCGTATCATCCTGAGCCGGGTCGGCAACCTCGAAATTCAGAGCTGAGAAAGTGACAGTCTGCCCTGCGTCGCGATCGGCCCCGGACTCGATACCAAGCTTCTTGTCGGTAAAATCTTTGACGAAGCGCAGCGTACCAATCTGAGGATGCCAGATCTCGATCGTCTTAAACCGGATGATCGCAATCGGTTTCTGGTTGAAAAACTGCTGAATCCTGACGTTGACTTCAGCCATTACGCCTCCGGCATCGATAGGTTGATCATGGTATCCAGGGCGTTCAGCTGAGTCAGATCATCCTGGAATGTCTCCCAGTAACCCAGCACAAACTCGGGATCCGGCTGTGTGGTGAACTCTCTGATAACGACCTGCGCCTGGTAGGTCATGACGCCACCGGCCTGAGACACCATCTGAGGCACGCCGCCCTGGGTGAACCGGGCAGCCTCTTCTACGTCGCCCCACTCGGCTTCAAAGGGGAAGTTGAATTCAGCAAGGCCTTTGTCTGCATTCAGGGGATCATTGAACCACGAGAAAAACACCAGCGACTCTGTTCGGTTAAACCGCAGCTGGAAATCATAAACAATTGGCTCGTCATCGGTGAACCGCTCAACGAACGGCGGGCCACCGGCCGGATCTGCCTGCCTGAAAGCTGATCCGATGTTCCGGCTCTTGCCCTGCTGAATGGCGTTACGCAGCGTTGTCGGCCAGTTGACTGTCGCCATCAGATTGATTTCCTGGTCACATTGGTGGATTCGCCAAGGGCGCGGCTAACAGGACCGTTACCGGTGCGGATATCAGAAACAATAGCGTCAATTGTAACCTCTGTGCCCTGCTGACGCACACCGGTAACCTCGAAGCTGGCACCGGGTGAACTGTTCTGCACATTGAAGTTGATGTTGATAGCCGGCTCACCACCGCCGCGCATGTCTCCGTTGCTTATCACCTCGCCGCGACTGCCGGGGATCAGGAACTGCCGGTTACCGTCGCTGAAAATCTCCGACCGACCATCCTCTGCCACCGGGAACGCTCGGCCGGGTCCGACAGGGCCACCGTGAAGCTTGCCGCCAGCCAATGCCAGGCCCTGAGAGAGAGCCACCGTTGAGGCGATACCAGCAGCAGCAGGGGCAGCGTTAGCGCCAAAGCTGGCCAGTGATGCCAGAGCAGCCGCCGGCGCCCATGCCGCAGCAGAGGCAGATCCAGCAGCAACAGCGGTCGCAGTGGCCGCTGCCGCCCCGGCAGTACCGATCGCTTGGTTGATCACCATCTGCGCGCCGACCTTAATCAGCGAACTCAGCATCTCAGTTAGGAATGACTTGGCCACGCCTCGCAGAGTCTGACTTAGGCTTTCGCCATCTACAATCGCCCTGGCCAGTGTGTCGCCAATAGAGTCACCCACGTCGAGCATGTTGTTGGCCCATGCATCCTTTAGGCTCAGAGATGCATTTGCCCCGGCCGCGGCGATCGCATCCAGTCGCTCAACAGTTTGCTCTGTGATCCCGAGCTGAGCCGCCGTGGCGGTCGTAAACGCCTCCTGCCGCATCTTGTTAAGCGCGGCAAGCTTGGTCTGCTCCTGCTGCAACTCTTTCTCGTTTATGGCGCCGATCTGGCTTAGCAGAAGTTGAGCATTACGAATCACCAGATCCTGCTGCAGCGCGCTGCCCTTCTCAGTCTCGGCTTGGATGATATCGTTGCGCTTCTCGAACTGCCGCTGCAGGCGCTCAACCGGAAGGTCAAGGGCTGCCTCCACCCCAGCTAACTCCTTCTGTCCTTTTAATATTTTGTCCCGCTCGACTATCTCTTTTCGTAATCCTCTTACAAAGCTTTCCTGAGCCCCTTGGCTAATCTGCAACGCAACCGTTGATTGAGCGTTAATCTGCTTGAGCGTGTTCTGTTCGAATATCAACTCTCGATTGATATTCTTGAATTCCTCTTTGGCCGCCTCCGCAGCCGCCCGGAATTCTCCCATCTGGGTACCGCTCAGGCCGTCCATCCGGATCTTGGCCTTGCGCAATTGCTCCTCAAGCTCTGACACTCGCTCTGCTGATTTGAACGCGGCGTCTGTTAGCTCAAACAGAGCAAGGCTTGCGAGTGATTTTCTTAGCTCGTCAGCCTCCTCCGAAAGCTTTTTCATATTACCTGTGCTGCTGAACAGTATTGGGATCAAAACCCCCGCCAGTGCGCCGGATATAGCTATAACAGCACCAAGCAGTGCTCCGCCTGGACCCAAAACCCCCGCCAGCTGCGAACCCTGTTGCGAGAACACAGTGGTTAGACGCGTTCCTGACTGCAACTGTACAGCGATATCCTGAAGCTGGAAGCCGAGTTGCTGGGATGCGTTCTTTTGTAACTTGAATGACTTTGTGAGTTTATTTAGACCGCCGCCCAGCTTCTTTGACGAACTGTCTACTTTATTGAAATCAGTCGACATGTTCTTGGTCGACTGGTCGACGACCTTCTCAGCCTCAAGCAGCGGCCGAGTATTAGCATCAACCGTATAGGTGATCTCGCCGACATTAGCGACCATTCTGCTTGCCCTCTATGGATTCGACCAGCGCCCGGTGTTCCTCGGCTGTCGGATAGTCCTCTTTCTCTGCATCAGGGAACTTGGCCCGCATAGCCTGCTGAAATTCTACCATGGTGAGCTGCCAGGCCTCGTCGAAAGATATACCGAGATGAGCAACAGCCGCACCCACGTATTCCACCGGATCAAACTTACCCCCAGTGCCGCTTCGCTTAACCTTGGATGGCTTGCCGATCATCCCGCTGTAAAGCAACTTTGATCCGAGCACCTGGACATCTCGCAGAGGGATAGCACCGGCAACGTACCGCAGCGAGCCCCGCAGATCTTTGAAGTGCCCAACGCAGCCTGACGGATCTCTGTCGCAGCACTCATGGAGCGCATAAAGCGCGGCGATGAATCCGCGTTTTGTCGGGATGTGAGAATCAGCGTATAAATCAGGAAGATCGCCCGGTGTTCCCAGTGCAGCCATCGCAAAAAAAGAGGGGCGAAAAACATAGTCTTCGGCCCCTACAGAAACGCCGACCTCTCCCGCGTAGGGATTGGCCTGTGACATTTACAACTCCAGAAGTGACGCCTCGATGCCGGTGCCGCCAGTGACCGTGATGGTGCCTTTGAGGTATTCGCGAACGGTACCGAGCCGCACGACAACCTTAGCGCCGATCCCGATCAATGCCGTGACGAATCCACCAGAAACATCAACATCTCCGATGCCGTCGACATCAACAACTGTACCGCCGTCGCCGTCGATGGTCACCGTTAGAGCGCCGCCAGTCACATTGTCAAGAATAAGGAGCGGGCTTTTTTGTCCATCAAACACGAAGGTATCCGATGCGCCCAGGGTGGTCACCGTCATCACTGTATCGCCGTCGCCGACCGTAGTTGGTGTAATTGCTGCCATGATCTAGCCCTTATGCAAAGGTTGTGGTTACGGCGCCGTTAGACGGTGCCTCAAGCGACCAAGTGGAGCCGTCATCATATGGCGCAGTGATGCGGAAGCTGGTAAACAGGACTGGCACTTCATAGGTCTTGGTGCCGCCTTTTGATGGCCTAACGATTCGCAGCCAGCCACAGGGTTGATCGTTGACGGGCGCGATGATGTAGTCCTCTAGCTCGTCCTGGTTCTTAATCTCTTCCTCACGAGAGATGCCGTCCAGACTGATGTTGAACGTCTTGAATGTGACCAGATTCTCCTTCAGCTGGTTGGGGGAATCATCCGCAGTCACGTCAACGGTGTCCCACTCTGGGCCGAATTCTTTGCCACGAACGGCACCCAGACGCTTGAAGTCGTTGGGAACCACGGTTGTTGATTGATTCAGACTGAAAGACACGATCACATCGCGCCCGACAAAAGCTCCGCCTGTTGCCATTATTCGTCACCTCTTGATTCTAAGGCCCGGATATTCAGCTCGAACACAGGGCGGTCGTTTTCCAGAAATATTGGTCCGATTATATCAGTTAACAGCTGAAACTGCATGATATCGCCAGAGCTGGGATTTTGCAGCAGGAACGACTTTATGGCCTGAGCATTGGCCTCGATGTCTTGGGCCTCGTTAAATCCGCCAACCAGTAGGATACGCAAGTCTGGCCGACCTATCGCAGGGTCGACCGCGCCGCCGCCATCCGGTCGGATCACAGCATGGCGACCGCCGGCGACAATGTCCGAGTCATACCACCGAAAAAACCGGAAGTTGAACCCGGCCAGCAGGTTGGCGCTGTCAAGATGCGTTTTCAGCTCCTCGGCTGGTGTGGCCATCAGACTTTATATCCCTTGTTTATTATGTTGATGATCTCTGATATTGCGTCGCGCTCGAAGCCTTTGAGCAGGAACTTATCTTCAGCCGCTGCTTTCTGCCAGTTTTTGGGGCCGCCATCATGCACGAATACGGAATATTCCGCGATATAGCCAACCTGCCCGGCCCAGCCGTTAGCTGTCTTTTCTACACGCTTAAACCCAGAGCCTATAAGGTTCTGCGTATCAACCGGAGTGATGCGGTCAGATGCTGCCCTGCCGGCTATCAGAACCTTTGTCATCGTCAGCTCAGATATGTTGCCGGCGATGTTTCCAGTCAGCTTTTTGAAATTGCGGCTTACCTCTTTGGCGCCTTTAACTGGCACGGACCTTCACCCCGCCGACATAAAACGTCACCGCCGCAGACATCACACGCGTGAATTGTTCCTTGTCGGGCTCCACGCGGTATCCAATGGACCACATCACAAACATGAACCAATGAAGCGCTGGCACATAAAGGAGCCGGAACCACCATGCGAGTTTGATCTGTACGGTAATGTTATGAGCAGCCATGCGTCACCCCGTTAAAACCACAACGTCCTCAGTCCAGCCGAACGCTGAATTATCAAATTCCTGCACAGTCCGGATGATCTCGCTGTCGATGGTCGTCGGATCCGGTACCGCCGACTGATCCCCGATCGCGATATAGTCGCCGCGTTTGATCACCCCTGACGCGACGGTTGGCCAGAACGTGGTGCGCGGCACGAACTCAACGCCGTCGTCATCTTTGGCCGTCCTGCCGCCGGACTTCCATGTGGTCTGGTAGATCACCGGTGTGCTGAACGTTGGTTTGCCATAGTCGTCCCGGCTGGCGATGGTCCAGACGGTTGCCTGCGCGGCGGCGAATGAGTCGGTTAGGGAGGACATTATTTGTCCTTGTCAGGGCTAAACGAATCTGTTGAGTTGCAAAGTGATGCCCACACTTTTGCTTTTAACTCATCACCATAATGACGACGAATGCTTCCGACACTGGCCCCATAACAGATGGTGAACTCAGCAGCCGTCAAAGCTTCGTCGTTCACCTTTTCGCCAACGCTGATTGCTTTATCGAACGCAGCGCATCCGGTCATGAGAAGCGCCATCAAGGCAATCATAAGTATTCTCATCTGTCCTCCCATGCGTCATTCATATCAAATAGCCCTCAAAAACGGCCCCGGCCCGGCCGCTTGGATAACCCCAAGCACGCAGCCGAATTTGTCGATAGTCTGCAGCATGCGGCCCCAGTTGGTGTCAATGCTGTTGCTGTCCTTATACGACCGGCTGGCGCCGCTGGGTGACTTCTCAGCCGACACGTTGCCGCGCTGCTGCTGCTCGATCATGTAGCAGACGCCGGCGGTCTTGATCGCCTTCTGTAGCGCAGGATCACCAACACTGGCATCAAGGCACACGTCTGCCTGGTCAACGCACGCGATCAGCCCGTTGATAAACCCATCTGTCAGCGCGTTCGGGCATTCGGCCCTGACATCTGCAACCGTGATTGTCTCAGCCATCTTTGAATTCCTTGAATTTGAGCCGGAGCTCTTGGCGTCTGAGTCTCAGGCCCTGCCGGGTTAGGTGGAGGCCGTAGCAGGTAATCATGAAGCCCAGGATGGTCAGCGTGTCCTGAGAATCCCAGCCGGCGAATATGTGGTCAATGCCGAGAGAGTAAACCCGAGACAGAAAGCCGCCATCATTGCCGGCCGCAGTGACCCCCGTCGCTCCCCCGCCGGCACCCGTCAATATCAGCGCACTCTTTACAGAGTTTATGGGTTCCTGCAGGACTTGGATTATATCGCTGCTCAAGCTGCTCAACGTCTCGCCCCCGCTTTGCCATGATATATCCGCGTCGAAGCACCCAGGCGGCGTAGATTATCAATCCAATGATTTGCCATATCGAGTCCAATTCTGGCCAGCTCCATCAGGTTACTGCTAAACAGCGCCAATATCTCCAACACGGTTAATACCTTGGCAATTATGCCGAAAAGATCGTATGCC